ACCGGGGAGCTTAAGCTCAGTGAGCGTGAGATGGTTGCTCGCCTGCTCGGTATCCGGCTCGCTGCCGCAATACAAGTTCGCATAGTCCATGACCATTACGGGATTGGGCATCGGGTACTCCTTTTGCTGTTAGCGGCTGACCCGGAACTCGTTGTTGAAAAAGTCCCAGAGATAGACGGGCTGTGAGCCTTCTAGAGGCGTCGCCAAGTTCATTTCGTAGTGGATGATACCGCGGATCGCGTATTTGACGTGGAATACGTCGCCACGCCTGAATGGATCAGCATCAACATGACCAAGCTGGCCACGGATTAGCACTTCGAGCTGCACCGCGACGTTGGTCATGTAGTCGCGCAGATTGCCGTAGATGAAAAAATCATTCATCTGAGCTTCCCAGCTCTTCATCAATCGCATCACCTGCGGCGTGATACCGAGCAGCGTAAACTGCGCTTCCAGCTTGGTCATGATGACGTCGATCTCGGTGGCGAATGGCGCGCCACCGGGGCGATGATCGACGTACTGCACTTCAAGCGAAGGCAGCTTCACTTCGGCAAGCGAGAGATGATTGCTCTTGGTCTCGTCCCCTGGACGCGAGCCGCAAAACAAGTTCGCGTAGTCGAGGACGAGAACAGGATTGACCATTACGCGGCCACGCCGAGGTTCAGCTCCTGTTCGAGCTGAGAGACCATCTGGTCGATGGCGGGCTTGTATCTGGCGCTCATCGTGGTGATGCGGCGCAGCACGCTCGGCTCTTCGCAAGCGAAGCCGACCGTGAGATGTCCGAGGCGTATCTCCTCAGCGCTGTTGAGCGTGCCCTTGAACGACACCTTGAAGCCAAGGATTTGCTCCAGCGCCTGCAACGATGCGAGGAAGTGATTGATCGTCGCGAGGATGTTTTTGATAGTCTGGCGCGTGATGTTGGCGCGGCCGAGATAAGTGCGCAGCGCCGGCATGAGCGACAGATGAATGTAGTCGCGCATGCGAACCACGTTGTAGAACCGCCACAACTCATCATCCCCCATATTGTCGGTGCCGATAAAGACGAAACCGCCACTGGAGATCGCCGTCTCGACACCAATCAAACCACGCGCGACGATGCCGAGATTATAGCTGAGAATGGTCTGGCCTTCAGTGGCACCGTCGGTGAGCGAGAAGTTGATGGTACGCGCTGGACCGACAACGCCCTGGATCGGACGATTGGCACATGAGTGACCAGGGAAGCCGGTAGAGAAGTCCTCCGCGATCATCAGGCCGGCAACACGGCCGGCGATCGGACGAACCACAATGAAACCGCTCTCCGGGTCCATCACCTTGATGCCACCGCTGACACCGATCAATCGCGTATGATTGAGTGTCGTACGCCAATTGGCGTCGGCGACCTGACTGGTGCCAGCAGACTCGACGATGGCGTGACCGATGAGCCCATCGAGCACACCCGGAAGCGCAGTGCACACCGGGTTGGCGCCAAGCCCCATTGTCGCAATCAGTGTGCCTTGAACCGATGCAGCTGCGTCCTTACCGCCGTCGAGATGAGAGCCGGAAAACTCAGCGTCGGTGACGGTGCCAGTCATCAGCCAACCGTTGCCGCTGACGCCGGGGTCGTCGTGCACGATAGTGAGAGTGCCTCCGATGAGAGCGTACGTGCACCTTTCAATTTCCGCGTCGTTGCTGCCGTTGAGCACCGTCAACAACTCGTTGAGCGTCTCAGAGAGGTTTGCACCGCGATGCACGTGCAGACCGCTGGTGGTGCCGCTGATGAAGTCGACGACGCCGGTGGTGTTGAACACCAGGGTTGAGCCGATGCCGGGATTGGCGTTGAAGATGATCGAGCCGCTCGCCTGCTCGGCAGTAATCGCCGGGCCGTCGGGAGCGACGATCGTCGCCGTCGGGTCCACCGTCATCCACGCACCCCACGACACGATGGTGATTTCGTCGTTGTGAATCTCACCGTTGCTGTCGGCGATGGCGTAGGCGCGCGGCAGCACGACGTCGCCAACGTTGATTTCGCCGTTGCCGGTGGCGAAAGCGACGGTGTACTCCTGGCCGGGGATGTAGCCGGTGCCGGCGTTAGCCATCACGAGCGTGTCGAGGCTGTTCGCCATCTGACCGGTATAACCGGGGCAGAGGATGATACGCGGCGTGCAGTACAAAGAGTTGGGAGCTTTCTTCAGCGCCCAAACGCCAGTGCCCTGCGCACTGTCGCCCATGATACGACTGATCGTTTGCTGCAGCTTGAGATTGGCGTCGCCGGCCGTGCCATATGCCGTTCTCACGATCACACACTGCGCCGCGATCTCATAGTCCGCGAGCTGTGCGTTGATCCCGTTGATGGCGTCGGCAATATAGCCGTCGCTGTGCTCGCCGTCGTAGAGATCGGCGAGCTTCGTGAGGTCGTTGCTGTAGACGAGGACTGGCGTGTTGAGCGGGAACGTATCGGCGTCGGCCGTATCGCACGGTCCAACAATTCCGACGACGTCCATGTTCGCGCCGACGACCGGTTGCGGCTGGTCGTCAACGCGAAAGAATTCAAGACCAAATACGGGGCGGCCCATTGTCGTACTCCTTCGTTACGGATGAGAAGTGAAGGGCGTGAACGGTCACACCCTGAATCTTGGGAACAACCTCCACCACGGTGGCGACACGCACAGAGCAGTTGAAATCTTGCGCGCCTGCCCAGGAGGGATTTTTGCGAACACAAAGACGTTGACGAACGCGACCCGCGGCTGGCAACCAATCGGGACGCATGGTATGGAAACGGTTGGCCCGCGCAACGGCGCGAGCGAATAGACAACGGTGTTGATGACGTTGGTCATGAGCGTGAACTCCTTTCAGGTGAGCTAAAAACTCTGCACCGGGGCTGACAGCTCCAGAGCATCGCGAGTAGCAGAACGGATGCGCAGCTGCACGAGCATCGGCCTTGTCGCATTGGACGTCACATCTAAATTCGGTGTCTTACCGAAAATACGAATGTCACGCACGTAGTCGCCGGCTGTGGGGTCTTGCACGATATCAGTCACGACGACGTCATCAACTTCAGTTATTTCCAACAGCTGCTGTGTGAGGGTGATTGTCGCAGTCATGATCTCACCGTTCCGGTTTTAATTCCTGTAAGAAACACCGTTTAGAATATTTTCCCTATAGCCTCCGCCACCGTACCACGTGCCGACACCAGTATCCACGGAACCTTTAATCGTCGCATAATGGAAGCCCTCAGCGGGGGTAGCTACGCATGAAGCTGAACCTGTTGAACGAAGAGACGCAGCTGGGTCTACGTTATTGGCAACGGAGATTAAAGTCGCCGCGCCATCGACAGATATCCCGGTATGCTGATCATCAAAGGTGGAACACGCAATCGTACCAGTCCAATTCAAGAACCAACTTTCTCCAGCCCAGAGAACAATCTGATTCCTAATTTCCGTGTCTAGCTCCTCCGTCGGAGGAGCCGCCGCATTAGACCCTGTCTGGTCCACCGTATATTTATTCGACGTAAGTTTTCCATTGTCGTTGAGCCACGAACGCACAAGCCGTGCCGCTGCCGTATCTGAGAACAGCGCACTCCCAACCGTTCGAATCAAACCAATCAACGTACGAGTGTTGTCGCGGGTTGTGCCAGTGGAGCAACGCACCTCGGTGCCAGAATTGCCGGCTGCATCACTCATGATGTGGCCGTTGCCATCGGTGCGGAAATCAGCTGTCACAACTCCTGAGTTACTGAACGCGTACACATAATAAGTCGTGTTGGCGGCCAAGTTGGATCCACCGGTGCCGTTCACGAACACCGACGTGTTTGCGAGCCCGGCAATTCCGGCAACCGGTATGCTGTAGACCACACCATTGATGCGGATAAGATCACCGTCGAATGGCAAAAATTTCAAAAGCGTCGTGCTGGAATAAGTGAGCTTGCCGCATGCTGGAACGAGAGTCGTGAACAACCTGTTGAAAAATGGGAAGTAGACAATAGCAGTGCCATTCATATTTATCAGGGCCGTGCCGGCAGTGCCGCTGATTTTCGACGCAATTGCAGTGCCGCCGCGTGTGATTGTGCTGCCGCTTGCGGTGTAGACACCGGCGTTATGCTCGAAGTCGCCACCTTGCTCGATGACATAGTCGTAAGTACGCCCATCAACCATTCCAGCCTCGGCTGGCGTCAAAAAGAAACCGGATGTGGCTGCGCCGAGCGTAACAGTCCCGCCCTGCCCCGTCGTTACAGTGTTAACTTTGACTCTGTCAGGAGGAAAATTACTCATCCGATCCACCGTGTCTGCTTAATCAGTGTTTCCATTTGCGTCTGCAGCGCCGTGATTTGCGACTGTAAGGCCCCAATGTCGCTACCGGCTTGGAGCGCCGTAATCTGCGTCTGCAAAGAGGAATTCACTGCACCTTGCGTATTAGTGGATGCAGTGAAGAGATTGTCGACCTCGGTTTTAGTGTAAGCATTAACTTGCGCAGCCGTTACGCTGTGCGGATTGTCGGTGCGTGATTCGTGCGAAAGATTTGGCGCTATGCCGAACAGCACCTTCCAGTCTGAAAACGTACCGCTGCCGACAAAGCTGACGCAAGTGACAATCAACTGTCCGATGCTACGGTCGTAGGAGGTGACCCGACACGTCATCGATTCGGTGCCACCTACGTGCGCGAGCACGACGTACTCACTGTAGACGAAAGTCTCGCGCTCGCCCGACGGAAGGATCAACGCCTTCGCGCCGGTTCCAACGACTAACGACGTTGCCGACGTTGCCGAG